GCATTAGCAATAGCTATGAAAAATAAAAGATGTGGACTTGGTATATCCATGGGTGTAGGTAAAACTAGAATTGCTATACAACATCTACATGAAAATTACCATTCACTTATAACTGCTCTAGTTGTAATACCTAAGCTATCTATTAAAGATAGTTGGGTTGATGAACTAAGTATAAGCACTCAATACTGTGATCTATTAGATCATATAACATTTACAACATATTTATCATTAAAGAAACATAATCCAAATGATTATGATATAGTATATCTAGATGAATGTCATTCATTACTACCAAGTCATGAAGAGTTTTTATCTAACTTCAAAGGAAAGATATTAGGTTTAACCGGTACACCTCCAAGGAATAGGCATTCTGATAAGGGAAGGTTAGTACAAAAGTATTGTCCTATGAAATATCTATTTGATGTAGATAAAGCTACAGACTCTAAGATATTAAATGATTATCAGATCATTATACATGAGTTATCATTATCAAAACTTCCAACTTTAAAGAAAACTAATAAACAAGGAGGTCATTGGTGGACTACAGAGTATAAAGATTATGAATATGTAACAGGAAGATGTAGAGATGCACAGACTCAAAAACAAAAACAGTTTGCTGCAATCATGAGAATGAGAGCACTGATGGAATATAACACTAAAGAGATATATACTAAATCCTTATTAAGTAATATGAATGATAAGTGTATTATATTTGCTAACACGCAGAAACAAGCAGATAGAGTATGTAAGCATAGTTATCATTCAACAAATAAAAAATCAGATGATAATCTAGAAATGTTTATTGACGGAAGGATTCATCAATTATCTTGTGTGTTACAATTATCAGAAGGTGTTACAATAAAAAACCTTAAACAAGGTATTATTATGCATGCCTATGGTAATGAGAAAAAGACTGCTCAAAGGATAGGACGGTTACTAAGACTGAATCCAACAGAACGTTCCACGTGTCATATATTATGTTATAAAGGAACACAAGATGAAAGATGGATAGCCTCTGCATTAAAAGACTTTGATGAAAATAAAATTAAATACTATAACCCTTTAAATAGATAACTATGGGAAAAATGAAAGCAATATTTATGAAAATGTTAGAAGAAGACTATAAAGGAGATCCTGATGCATACATTCAAGAAATGGCTAGAGTGAGTCTTGAAGAGGTAATAGAAGAATCATATAATGTAGTTACTAAACACGTATGCCCTAACTGTTATGATAAGTCATACCTTCATAGTATGATTCAAAAAGAAAATGAAGTTGAATGTCTAGATTGTGGACAACAGTATATTGAAGTAGATAACGCATTAAGATTTAAATAATGGATACATTTGAATATATACATGAAGGAATAGAATTAGAAATAGAATATAAATATACACCAGGAGAGAAAGCTATAACATATTATGGTGATGGCAGTGGTTATCCTGGTAGTGGTCCTGTTATAACAATACATCATATATGGACAGCCCTTTCAGATAATAGGGGACATCTAGTTAGAGTAGATGTAATGGATATAGTTCAAGCAGATGGTCTTGATTTAGATGTATTGGAAGAGGACATATTAGAATCAATAGAGTAACAAGTTATTACGGGGGAGTGTGCATAAACGGCATAAGCCATCAATCACGTTAATACTATTGTGCATTCCCACGTAATAAAATAAAAATATAGATAAAAGGTATCTAACGTAGGCTGGGTTGATCACCAGCTAGGTAAAAGGATGGTTGGAGTTAGAGACTGGGAGAAGGTAGTTTTACTGGTAACCTGGGCCTTTTATCTATAAAATAAAATAAAAATATGACAGAAGAAGATAAAAAATATAGACAAGGTAGAAGAAAAAAACAAGTAGAGGGCCATGCTATAATGGCACTGATCAGTATGACTGGTATAATAATAATGCTTATTCTAATGAGTTGGTTAGCATCATGAAAGATCAATTATTTGTAGAAGCAAAAATAAAAGATGGAAAGTTACATTTCCCTATAAAAGCCTATGAAACTAAATATAATAATTTCTTAAAGAACCAACCAGAAGGTGTTCGTATAGAATTATTTATAGGAGTTCAAGATGGTAAAGGTAGTAATCCTCAGCTAGCAAGAATACATGCTATGATCAGAGAGATAGCTAATGAGTTTGGATATACCTTTGAAGAAATAAAATTACAAGTAAAAAGAAAAGCGGGTCTATGTTTTATGAAGAATAATGTAGAGTTCTGTAAATCTTTTGCTAAGTGTGATAAAGAAGAATTAAATCTAGCCATTCAAGCAGCTATGGAAATAGGAGACTTTGGTGGAATGCAATTAAGATAACTAATGAAACACAGCATATATCTTTACACCGTTTTTAGTTTGATTAATCAAATCTTTTCTCTTAGGTAAAGTTTCTTTATTAGAATCTTTAGGTAAGTATTTAGGATTGGTGGAGTTAAGCTTTCTTTTCTTCATCAGGTTTGTATTCATCAATTTTTTTTGCAAGATGTTGCATAGACTCTACAAGACTACCTTTTTTCTTTGCTTCTTCTGCAAACTCTTTTAGTTTCTCATCATCTACAGGAATTTCACTTAATTGTTCAAGATTTTGATCTTTTGCAAATGATTTAAATAAGTGAGTTAAAGAGAATATAGTATATATTTCGTGTTCTAATGGAGTTAAAGTAGCATCCTCTCCTGTAATTGTGCCATCTATAATGCCGTGAAACTTAGACACTAATTCACCCATTTCAGATGCATCATTATAAAACTCTGAAATATATCTGTAGTATACATTTTGTAGACCAGGAATAAATGCAGTAGAAACTACAACATCTTTGATCACTTTAGTAAAATCATATGATACAACTTTTCTTTCTTCAGACATAATAATTAAATTTAAAAGACAAATATAATAATAATATATGAAAAAATTAGATATTGATATAAATAATATTAGAGAAAAATTAATTGAGAAACTAGAAAACTCTGGGTGGGAACCTGCATTGTCACCATTCATCAATGGATTAAGCTTTGATATTATTTTAAATAAACTAGTAACATTGGTTGAAGCTGATAGAAGATTTACACCAAAATTTAAAGAAATCCTTAACGCATTTAAAGAATGTCCATATGATGATCTTAAGGTAATAGTTATAGGACAAGATCCATATCCACAGCTAGGAGTAGCTGACGGAATAGCATTTAGTTGTAGTAAAAAAAAGAAACCAGAAGCTTCTTTAAGATATATACTGAAGGAAACTGAAAAGGATACTAGAGATATATATCCGCCAGCATTATGTGACTTAAGACGTTGGTCTAACCAGGGCGTGCTATTGCTTAATACAGCATTTACAGTAGAGGTTAATAAAATAGGATCCCATATTGATTTATGGAAACCATTTGTAGAGTATATTTTTGATTTACTTAACAAGCATAAAAAAGATATACCTATCATAATGATGGGAAGGAAAGCTGAAGAGTGGGAAAGATACTTAAATAACCATAAACTATATAAAGTAAGTCATCCTGCATCTGCAGCTTATAGAGGTGGAGAATGGGATAGTCAAGATGTGTTTAATAAGGTAAATAATCACCTTGAAAAGCAAGGTAAAGATAGGATCGTATGGTAGATTTTTGTATCTTTATAACCAGAAAAAACCAATAAAATATGTGGGATTTATTACAGGTAATATTAAAAAAAAATGTTACACCTAATCAAGTGTTGTTAATGTTTGGAATGAAGAAAGGGGTAAGTGTTTCTCCCAAAAATACCAGAGCTGATGACAAACAACATTTAATTTCAATAGGATATTTAGAAGAGATGAATGGTGTATATAAACTTACACCAGAAGCTAAGGCTTTCTTAGTTAGATTAGATAATTATTTTATCAAAGCTAAAAAGAAAACTGATATACAACTTATGGGAAAAGACTTTGTAGATAAGATAAATAAATATAGAGAGACATTCCCAGCTAAGAAACTACCAAGCGGTAAACCTGCAAGAAATAATGTTAAAGCTTTAGGAGAAGCATTTAGATGGTTCTTTGAAACCTATGATTACTCATGGGATGAAATACATAAGGCTACTAGTATGTATGTAAATGAATATAGAGATAAAGATTATTTATATATGCAAACTAGCCAGTACTTCATTAGTAAACAGGATAAGCATAAAGTAAAACATTCAACACTTGCAGATTATTGTGATATGATACTAGAAGGTGTCAGTACAGAAGAAGATCATTTTAAAGAAAACGTAGTATGAAAAAAAAGCCATCATGGGTGGGACAATATGCCGCCTTTAATGAAGCACTTAAATATATGTACGCCAGATCAACTGGAGAGGAGAAATCTATATATACACCATGGCCTAAATTTAATGATGCTACTACTGATGGATTAGAGTGGAATACATTAACTGTAATAGGAGGAAGACCTGGTTCAGGTAAAACATTAATTAAAGATCAAATTATAAGAGAATCATTTGCTTTAAATCCAAATGATAAATTCAGAGTATTAGAATTTCAATTTGAAATGGTTGGGAGAACCTCAGCCATTAGAGAGTTTAGTTCTATAACAGGTAAGACATATAAAGAATTATGTAGTGCCGGTAGTATACTAAGTACAGATACTCTTAACCAATGTCATTTATATGCAAAGGAAAGAGTAAAGCATCCTGTAGATATTGTTTCAACACCTATGACTGTTAATCAAATGCGTGATCAAATAGATCAATACATGACAGAGCATAAAGGGACCAACACTATGATTACATTAGATCATAGTATGTTAGTTAAAAGAGCACCTTATCAGAATAGTACATTAGATATGCTATTTGAATTAGGGGAATTCTTTACCCAAGCTAAAAGAGATTATCCTTGTTTATTTATATGTCTATCACAATTAAATAGAAATATAGATAATCCAGATAGAGCAGTAGATGGAAAATATGGAAACTATATACTTGAATCAGATATATTTGGATCAGATGCAATGCTACAGCATGCGGATACTTTAATAGGTATTAACAGGCCCGCTAAGCAGAAGATTAGATACTATGGTCCAGATAGATATGTAATTGAAAATGATAGAACATTAGTCTTGCATTTCTTAAAAGCCAGAAATGGTGATGCTAGGATGAGTTTCTTCAAAGCAAAATTTGAACAAATGCAGATAGAAGAAATGGAAACACCAAGACAACAAGAAAGAAGATGATAAATACTAAAAATATAAATAAAGAAAATATGGGGCTAACACCAGCACAACGTAAAGGAAAAGTTGCAAAACTTAGAGAAGAGCATGAAGATTACTTTCAAACAGAAGGTAAAATAAATGCATTATATATTCCTAAGATGGCTTATAGACCATCTGGTAAGGATGATCTGCACGTTAGTTTCTTTCCAAGTGAACTGGAAAAGGAACAAGATGTATACACAGAGTTTGTAAGTATAGACTATGACAGTGAAGATCCAAAAAGAACTTTATACCTTCATAAATATAATCCACATTGGAAAGAAGAGTATGAACTAATTACTTCTAGCTCAGGATTTGTGAGACACATAATTCCTGTAAGTGAGTTAAAAGTAATAAATGATGTAACTAGTAGAGGCAAAGCTATAGTAGACTTTGCTAATCCTAGCTTACCTAATCCAGATGATAAGAAGATTGAAGATCCACTAATTAATAAATTAGAAGAGATTAACCAAACTTTAAAATCATTAACAAAAGTAATTAATACAATAATCAAAGAATAAATTATGGCACAAAGCATATTAGTAATTGCTGATTCAGGAACAGGAAAGTCTACCTCAATCAGAACATTAGAACCCAAAGAGACTTTCATTATTAACATTGCAAATAAACCTTTACCTTTTAAGGGTTATAAGAGTAAGTATACTCAGATATCAAAAGATAATCCTAAAGGAAATATAACTGCAGCGGCCAGTGCGGCTGGAATTATTAAGGCAATGAAACATGTTGATGAAAAAATGCCACACATCAAGACATTAATTGTAGATGATTGGCAATATATGAGTTCTTTTGAATATTTTGAGAGAGCTAATGAAAAAGGTTATGATAAGTTCACTCAGATTGCAGCAAACTTAGCTCACGTGGCTAAGATGCCTAAAGATATGAGAGAAGACTTAACTATAATTTTTCTAACTCACTCAGAAGATTCAACAGATATTAATGGAAATAGAAAAGTTAAAGCAAAGACTATTGGTAAAATGATTGACAATACTCTAACTTTAGAAGGACTATTCTCTATTGTCTTATTTGGTAAAGTAAATAAAAATGATGATGGTGAACTAATCTATGGTTTTGAAACACAAAATAATGGAGAGAACACATGTAAATCACCTATGGGTATGTTTGAGGAAAAGTTTATCCCTAATGACCTAGCGTATGTAAAAGATTGCATACAAAAATATGAAGAATAATAATTAATCAATTAAAAAAAGAAACTATGTTAAATACTAAAGACATGTCTGTAGGATCAGGCAGCATTAAACCAGTAATTGGAGTTGGTAATCATAAAGTAAAAATCAATTCAATTACATTTGACCAAACACCATATGACGCAGATGCATATAATGTTATGTTACATGTAGAGTCAGAGCCAGTAGATGGAGAATTCAATGGATTCTTAAAAGATATGAATAAGCCTGATGGACCACGTTATAAAGGTCAAGTTGGCAGAGTAAGATTCTCACCTTATCCTTATAAAGATACTGTATTACAAAATGGTAATGAAATCAAAAGAGATAATGAAGTATTAAAAGCTATGGTATATTTAGCTGAGGTTGTTGATAGAAGAACAGATCTAGATAAGATTGAAGCTAAAACAATTGAAGAATTTATGAATCAGTGTAATGAAGTATTATCTAATACCGGATATGTTAATGCATGTCTAGGGGGCCGTGAATGGGAAAATAAAGAAGGTTATGTAAATAATGATTTATTCTTACCAAAAATGAGCAAAGAAGGTATACCTTTAGAAGCTGTTGACACAGAGAATTCTAGACTACTAGTTTTTGATAAAGGAAATACTCAACATTTTAGACCATTAGTTAAGAAAGAAGCAACCACAACTACAAGCTTTGAACCAGCTGCAGCTAGTGGTGATGATTTTGATTTGTAGTAATTTTGTGTGAAGCCAAAAAGGGAGACTAGTGTCATAACTGTCTCCCTTTTTTCACTAACTTAATAATATTATTATGGCCGGATTTATAGAATTTAATGTAGTATGTCCTGACTGCAAAGAAAAAACAGGCATATTAGATGTTGGAAAAGACTATGAAGATTATAAATGTACTAATGAAGATTGTAATTCTTCCCATTCATTTCAATTACCAGACTTTGAATGGATCAGAGAAGTTAATCAATCAAGATAATGTTTAGTACTAAAAATCTAGTTCTTAATCCTTCAGACGTCCCAAGTTATTGGGTATTTCAATATTATTTAAACTTATCAGAACCCTTAATAGGACAGGATATAAAAATTAAATCAATTTTTAATCCTTTAGAAAAGACACCTAGCTTTTGTGTGTATGTAGACAAGTCTATTATGCAATACAAATTCAAAGACTTTTCAACCGGTAAGAGTGGGACTAAAGTAGATCTAGTTAAACTAATGTTTAATATAGATTTTCCTACAGCCTCTAGAAAAATAATAAATGACTATAATGCATATGTGAAAACATCTGATTTTAAAACTCAGACTTTTAAAGCACAACCTAAATGGGAGGTGCAATTTATAAAAGAGACTAAGTGGACAGAAGCAGATGCTTCATTTTGGTTACAATTTAATATTGGGAAAAAAATGTTAGAAAAATATAACGTTAAACCAATTGAATATTATAACCTAGTTAAAGAAGAAAATTATAAGATTAAAAGTTTAAAGATAGAGGGAAGATACATGTATGGATACTATGATAAAGAAGATAAGGTATATAAAATATACCAACCTTATAGTAAACATAAATTCCATAAAGTATCTAATCATCTCCAGGGATATGATCAATTAAAATATGATCAACCTTATCTTATAATATGTTCATCTCTTAAAGATGCAATGTGTCTTGCTAGCATTGGCTATAATATAGAAACTATAGCACCAGATAGTGAGAATACTATGATTAAACCGCATGTAATAGAATACCTTAAAAAGAAATATAAAAAGGTTATAACTCTTTTAGATAATGATGAGGCCGGAATCAAAGCTATGGATAAATATAAATCTGTATATAAGATTGATGGTCTAGTATTACCTATATGTAAAGACATTTCAGATGCAGTAAAAAAGTTGGGAGTTAAACAAGTTCATACAAATCTGAAACCCTTATTGAAAGATATACTAAATAAATAATTATGATAAAACGTAGATGGTTTATACCGGGGAATGTACCCAGTAGTAAGAATGGAAGGAGATGGACAGGTAAATACTTTATTGCTAGCAAAGCTGTAATGAATTACAGAAAAGCTACCAAAGAATATTATACTAAATATACAGAAGACTTCAAAGCTGAAGTTGCTAAACAAGAGCTACCTGTAAAAGTATCTTTTGAATTCATCAGAGGGTCTAGACATAAGTTTGATTATATTAATCCTGCACAGACAGTGCAAGATGATATGGTTAAGCACGGATGGATTG